GGTGTACCAACAATAATTAGCCGTCGTCGCTCCTGAGGAACTCCAAAATCAGTTGCCTTTAGAACTTTATAAGTAATATTATATCCAATGGCCGAGAATAAGTCGCGAATAATATCAATAATGGGTCGCAACTTTTTAGTAACTGGATCATTACCCTGTCGTGAAAGAAGCCCATGTACATTCTCACCAATTATGTAGTGTGGTTTGGTAGTATTTACAACACGGACAAACTCGTTTACTAGTTCATTGCGAGGATCATCTGCCCGTTTCTTCCCCGCATTTGAGAAGCCCTGGCAATTATGAACGATTGTATTACATACAACATAACTATTATCAACGGCCACTTCAAAGTTGTAAACAGACTCATCACTTACCTCTCTTGTTGTAATTGATAATGGTTCCCACCATACATAATCTCCCTCAATGAAAGAAGAACCAATCTTATTATCAGTGATTACTAGTTGATATGTATTATATTGTAAAGTACTATATTCAATCTTGTGAACACATATTAATTTGTCAAGCTTTAGGTATAACCTCTGAATTCCATACGCAATATTATATGAAGTGGTAGTTATAATATAGTCTGTATTGGTAGTTTTATGCGTTGCTAAATAGCCATCTAGGAATGCTTTAACATACTCTTTTGGGGCATTTTGTACCCACTCAGGAATCAATTTAGTTTTGCTTGTAGATAAATCAGTTATATTAACAAACTCTTTCAGAATATTAGACCATTTTTTATTAACGCATTTATATATTAGTCCGCCAAAATTTCGCACTAATAATGGCAAAACATTACTAATTCGGTTTATTGTTTCAGATACATCCACAGTGGTGCTGAAATTGAAACAGATTGTATTAATATCATGAATCCAGCCTCCAAATTGACCTGATCCAACAAAGTATCCCATCATAAACCAGGAATCTACAGAATCCATGCCATTTGGTATTTCTTCGCGCCTATTAATAACCATTCCATAAAAGTCGGTCATTGTTAGATCACGCGCCTTCTTCCACTGCTGCTCACCGAATGTATGTATTTCTTTGGATAAACACTCACGAACATAAAACGGATGCTCTTCTGTAGCAGTAATATTGTCAATATTATATTGTAGTTTTAAATCATAAAGAGTCCCATTATAGGTCTTTCCTTGAAGATTAACAATATTCTGAAATTTACCATTATGTGTTAGAAGAGTATCATCACTAGACACATGTTGAATCTCTTTATAGCCATTATTAGTTAGAACAAGTGTCCCTGCGGTAAAGCACGGAAATCCTGAAAAGATAACATCTAGTTGTCCTAAGTAGTATTCAAATGTTTCATCAGGAATCTTGGTAATATCAGCGGAGGCCGTTTCAGGGCAGGTCAAAAGTCTGGAAGCAGGAAACTCTTTAAGATGGGTGTTAATAGCAGGCTTTTTAAATTCAGAGAAGGCTACAACATTATATCCAGCTTTTTTCAACCCGAGTGAATCTCCACCCGCACCACTAAATAAACTAATTGCGGTCTTGGCAACAACTGGACGTTTCTTTGGAGCAGCGACCGATTTTTTGGATTGAGGCATTGTTCACGTTAATTATTTCCGAGAAATTAATGTGATCAATTTTCACCAAAAAATATAGTTATTTGGATTATACTTATAAATGGATTACTGTATGCTACAAATGCCATTTTCTCTAGATAAAACGCTTCTATTAGGTCTAGAAACAGGATAATCAGGAGGATACATATTAATCTGGTTTGACACTACACAATGAGCCTCAACATCTAGAACATGATCTAGATTTCCATTCTCAGTCCAATCCACGAACATCTGTACATCAGTATAGCCTAGGCCATGAATAATTTGCCTAACTGTTAGAAGGTGTGAATCAACGGATGAAACATAGGATAGTTCATCATCCTTTTGAAGTACAAGAAGTCCCTTAAATGGAGAATAATAAATAGAGAAACGTTCACGAGGAATACCATGATACATGACTTGTGAAACTTGCTCAATATCTGACAAGTCCTCTTCTTGTTCATCAATCTTAGTTATAATCAAAGTAGGTAGCGTACCCAGCATAATACTTTTATGACTTACAAAATAGTCTTTAAATTTTGTCATTGAGAGATTTTTTTGGGACTGATATAATTGCTTGTCTAATGCGAACATGTTTGGAACTGTATACAGACTTAGTAGACTGTTTCTTCTTGGAATCACGCTTGTCCTGGCGTTTATTATTGTCCATCTAGCAAAAATATTTATATGCCGCCGCGATTTCAATTTTTTTTAGGGGACTACTGAATACTAGGATCTTGAGGACTGAGTTTATTATCACGTACTTTTTTCTCTTTATTTGAGTTGTCATCGCCGATTGGTCGTATAACTAGCATAGATGTACCTACAGCAATCATAATTACACGACTACTAATACTGCCTAGTTGCCAGAATTTCATGTTATGATGTCTAATTGGAAGCATGGTCTTATCTCGCTAATAAAAATAGTCTGTTTTCAATTTTATTAGGAAGAATCCTTAGTAGTGACACTCCTTAGTGACACTCCTCACAAGCCCCAATTATACGAATATCATCCGAGGGTAACCATTTGGGGAAATATTTATACGCCGCCTCAATTTCTGTAAAGATTGTTTCTTTTCTATTAATTCTAAATACTTCATGCTTTGTATGATTAATGAGGAAATATTTTAGATTTCCATCTTTATTATGCCATAAGCGATAGTAAGTAGGGAAACAGTTTCCAAATAGATACTCCATGACATTATCGTATTTAGCTGAATAATCAATCAATTTTATAGGTCTACAGTCCCTCTACAAACTTCGCAGTCTTATCCAAGCACTCTTCAGTAAATTCAGGCGTAAAACGGTCGCATTTATACGTATTCGCAAACCGCAAATAGCAGTGAAAGCTCCCTGCGCCCTTGTAATCAGTATTATACTTCTTTTTTATCGCACATAGCTCCTCGTATAGTTTAACCTCCTCCTCACTAGGAATCTCTTGACCAAGTGCGATAAAAGTAGCGGCCTCAACAACCTTCTTCTTTCTGGCTGCCGATGTCTTGCGCATCCATGAAACAACGTATACAATATTTTCATGAAACCAGCCATCATTAAGGAAGAAGATCTCAGTCTTTGTATGCTTAAGGTCAAAATTCAGTAATGAGCGCTTTTCTCCATCAACCCAGTCATATGCTTGAAAATCAATTGATCGCTGCGTACCGTTTAATTGGTAAATGTAATAGAGTCCTGCTTCAACTGGCGGCTGTCCAGCAGAGGAATACTTAAAGCCACCCTCTTCAAGAGCAGCCGCAAAACAGGTTTCTTGATCCGTTACTTGGTTACCAGTGCCTTGTGAGTTAGAATCGCCCTGGCTGTGAAGCTGCTTCTTTATGCTACTAATAGTTCCAGCATCCCTACGTAGAAGGGCAGGATTCTTACTAAGTTGTGAAAGGAATGTTTGGATAGTCTTGGAAAATGTGGTCACCATTTTTACATAATTTCTTATAATTATAGGACCATTTCAATTTTTACACCATTTATCATCTAAAACAACTTTACATATATATAATATGTCAACCGAATTAGTTACAGCATATTCAGCTACTGTTATTTCTATATCAGGAAGATTTATCTTTATGTATTTATTATATAGCAAAAAATCTACCAATCCATATTCTTTAATATTTTCTATTATAAATATAATTTCATCATCACTGTGGATTTCATACAGTCAACTTAAATTAGATACACCACTATTAATAAGAGTCTCATCTGATTTATTATTATTTACAATTTCTGCTATCTATATCATGCGTAATAGATTAAAAATGAATAATATAGAACCAACTACATAAAATGCGCAATAAAAATATTGTAGGATTTTTTGTAAATAGTGACCTTATTACTGTACTCCATAATAGGCAGGTACATCATCATGTTCTTCTGAGTAGTAGTTATCCCCACACCGACAATATATCTTTTCATTATCAATGGGATATGGAAATCTATACTCTCCACAGATTAGACAGTTTTCTGCTTGAAACTGTAGTTCAGAATCTCTATCTTCATCTCCCTTTAGCCATGTTGCCCAATGGCCATCCTTTTCATGTTCAGCCATATTTCTAGTAACATATCCATTTAGGATACTCTTATTTATCTTTTTTTGTATGAGCTCATGATGAAGCCTGTAACGCATATCCTTTATACATTCTCTTTCATCATCTAAATGTGTTGCGGTTTCAGGAGCAAATAGTAGACTTTGGATAAACGATAGAATAAGACCAATCATTTTCTTATCATTAAATATCATAAAAAATATTTATCAATTTTTTAAGGCATAGCTCAAACACATATGACAGGGGATAGTAACATTCCCACTGAGTTATTGACCCACTGACTAACCGAATAACAGACAAGATGGAATAATGATTTAATTGTTCCATGAACTGTTACTGTAATGGTACTATCTAACTCATAGATAGTATAGTCCCCATATCCTAAATATATAAAGGCCTCAGTTGTAATACACTGTTTAAAAGGTGTTTCATAGACTTCATCGTCAATCCGCCGCACATATGTTTTCTTTGTGGCCATGTATTTCATGAGCTCACTGCGATCAAACCCATAGTACTGCTCCCCAGCCTTGAGAACAATATTCCATTTGCTCTCACGAAGAAAGTCTCTAATAGGTGATTCCTCTAATGTAAAGATGTTATGAACAACAATGTCGCTAAACTTATCATTATCTAGTTCTAATCGCCAGTCTCTGTCTGAAATAACTGGACAGGGTTTATGAATACTTGTAAAGCCACGGTCCGTGTATTTTTGTACTCGGCTACTCTTAACTATGTCAATCCATAAATCCAGAGTATACATCTCTTTGCGCAAAGTATGTTCTGGATCCAATGTCTCAAATCTATAGTCTTTAGAATTCCACCAAGTGGCACAAACACTTAGATCAAAGAATGTCTTGATATACTCCGTGAGATTTAAAGTCTGTACCACAATAATCTGAATCTTCTTATTAATGGCGCGATTCTTGAAAGATACAACTCTCTTAATCTCAGTTCCTATATCATAATCGCCGCCAGCCCATCCTTCTTCACGAGCAGTGTAATCGTATAATGACATAAAGTCAGTCATTTTATCTATAAAGTTATCTACGCCGCCGAACTTCTCAGTAGAGACAAAGATATCAACATCATTTGGCTCAAAATCAACTTCGATTCCCTCTTGTATTAAATAAGAGGCAAGTGCGAAACTGCCAGCGATAATGGTATTTGAATCTAGAAAGTTACCAAAGTCATTGATTGCTATAATATCATATTTTAACACTAATGATATAGATGCTGGCTTAATAAATGGAATGAAATCATCTCTAACTACTGAGATACTAGCTGACAAGGCACGAGCCGACAAAGCGCCAGCCGACAAGGCGCGAGCAGACAAGATATCAGCAACCGCACGGTCAGCCCATGATGAAAAGGCACTGGGGCCTGATAATGCGCCAGGTGGTAAAACAATAGCCATCTTTAATATGTCGGTGCTTGGATTAAATGTTAGCAAAAATATTTTAGAGTTTTTAATCTTCAATTTTATTACGCCGCGTCAACTTGAATACGCGCACGTAAATGACGACATTCAACAAGAACATTCATTGAAGAACTAGTGACAAGTTTTCCATTAAGGTAGGTGTTTTTTAGAAAGATGCCCTTAACATCAGTACGTGCTACACGCCACGCCCATCCGCTACGAGGAATTGAAGCCTCAACCTCATTGATATTGGGATTATCATCTAGTTTAATTGCGGCCTCACACCACTGTTCATAAGAAATCTGTCGCACTAATATTTCATCAGTGTTTTCCATTGTATGTTCTTGGATTAATGGGATACCTTAATCTATCGCAGAAATCCCCCATCAAATTTTATGCCCAATTATCTGTCCTTCTTGGCATACTCAACCATTATTTTATTTTTATTTATATGATAAGTATTATTGTATGCGTACTCGGCAGAAATAGTATCTGAGAATCTGATAATAGCTATACCTTTCATTATATAGTTACTATCAGATGTTTCCAAATTCCTAGGGATATACATACTATCAATATTTCCACAATTCTCAAATATTTTTAGGAGAGTATGAAGCATATTGCCTATATCATTTTTATCTATAGGTGGGAGATTGCGAACAACGATAGTTCTAATCCCTTTAGGGGAGCGTGTAAAGACTATAGACATTTGCTTGTTGCGTCTTTTAATTAAGCTAATTGATTTTCAATTTTATTATATGAAAAAACCATTTTTAATTCTTTTCTAATTTTTTAAATCTCACATTTCAGGCAACCAATGATTCTAAAGCAAACTCATGAAATATGGGCTTGGATGCGGCACTTGGATCATTAGCAACAATCGTTTGAAGCATTTCAAGAAGTTCTCCAACAGTTAGTTCACCATAGCAGATGTAATTGGCAGGCTCATACTGAACCTCCTCATCCCACTCTACAATTCTCTCAATCTCCTCCTCTCTCTGTTGTTCACAGCTTGCCAAAGTCTCCTCTTCTACCTCCCTATAAGCAAGCAAAGTCTCAATCTCAGCATTCTTGGAATTTATCCACGCAGTAAGTGGAGATGGCATGGAATTTACACGTTGTTGCCAAGCAGCATTCATTCTCTGTTCAAAGTCAAATAGCCCAGATGACATCTTGTCTAACAAAAACTAGATGTAGTCTTTGTTTTCAATTTTTTCTAAGGTCTGTTAATCGATGGCAAATGTAATTATGACCAATCTACAATAATATACTCTCCAATTTCAGTTGACCGACCCCTGATATCTGAGATGTTATCTTTATCTATTTTGGAAATGTCATACTTTCTTCCATTTCTCGCAGTAACAGTTTTGAGAGTCTTATACTCTACAACACAATCTGGAAACAGAGATTTAAGGTCTTTTATAATTTCTTCCATATTTTCTCTGTAAAAGTCAAGAGGGGTGCCATGCTCTGATAAATTATATAGACATGATGACTCATCTATTTGGGTTGCGATACGTACTGCGTCTCTATATATATAGTCAACTATACTATTTATTCTTGCTATACGATCTTCTTCCAGTCTTTTAGCCTTAAGGCCACGCATGGATTCACGAGAAATGGGTGTATGAGACATTTTTCTATGGATGGCAATAAAAATATAACTCATTCTTTTTCAATTTTTTACCATTCCGCGTCTGGATTAGCTGGCGGACTTTTAACTTCCCCGTGCGATGGAATTCTAGCAGGCAAATAGGATAGAGTCTCTGGCTGACTAACTACACCTCTTTTAATAACTGTATCAGTTCCCTGTTTTAGAGTTAATGTCCATCTCACGGGATTTGTATTAGTGAATGTAATGGTAGCAGTAGAATTATTTATAAAGATTGACGTAGTAGTCGTCGTATCTGTATAAGTCATAGATGCGTAAGACATTTTCTCAACTAGTATATTTCTAGCCAACCAAGTCAATTTTAGAAATCCTCATTGGTATCCATTATGACGCTGGACACCAACTTAGATCCATCGTAGGTATTTTGAAGGTATACACCCTTAATTTGAGTGCGCACTAGTAAGTATCCAGTGCGACCATGAGAGCAAATTGTATAAGTCTGTATATCAGAATATTTATTAAGATATTCTGCCCCTGTTTGCCAGCTGAAATGTAATTCTTCAATGGACATCTTTTAAGAAATGAAATAATGATGACAGAACTTCAATTTTTTCTATTATATCTAAAGAAAAATATA